TCCCGTTTAAAGGAACGTTAAACCTACAAGGACTCTGGAAAGAGTTTTCCTTATATAATATTAAATGAGTCAAAACAATAGAACTGTGAAAGATAAAATCTTTAACAAACAATTAATCAAAAGGATTGGAAACCTTCTGACAACTGTCTTTAAGAATAAAACCTTAACTACAGACTATCATCTGCAACAATTTGTTGTTAGCTACAGCGAATCGATAACCAAGAGATTAGAATCTCGAGGCTCGAAAGAAGCTGTAGCTTTCTACAAATCGATACACCTCATCGCGACTAAAGTCGCAATGGGCCGACCATTCAAACCTTTACAGTTCGTAAAGTCTGACAAACTCGGAAGACCAAGAGTTATTAAATTCTTGATCCCCTTCCTTGTATCAGAAAATAGTGACCATAAAAGGATGGCGCTTAGTATAACAAAGTTATACGAAGCGATCATCATTAACCCTAGTGAAGATTTCTCCTCCATTACGGAGGATAATCCAACTAAGGAGTTAACAGGCGGTTGAAAGAAATTCCTGTCCTTTTGGACGAAGAAATTTCGTAAACCTGACCTGAGTTGGGATGGAGGATGAAGAGCAACTACAAAGATGGGACCAAACGGTCCTGCCTTAGTAACTTGTCATCTTGATCTCCACTCCCTTTCTAACGATAAAGAAGTTTTCGATAATTTGAAGAGGTGGATCAGTTTAACTGATCCATGACTCAACGAAATTATTGAAGCTCAATTATCTAGTTGAAAGCATGAACAACGACCCGTCTCTCTTCACTCCAAACTGGCTCTACTGCCAGAAGGAGGGGGAAAGACTAGGGTTATTGCCATAGCTGACTACTACACTCAAGAATCACTAATCTCTCTTTTCAGGGAGACTATGGGTTTCTTGAGACAGTTAGATACAGATGGTACTTATAATCAAGGAAGAATTGTTCATAAAATGAAACAAGCTATCCGAGATAATAAGCCCATCTACTGTTTTGACTTATCATCGGCAACGGATAGATTCCCTGTATTTCTACAGAGAGACTTTCTCGAACCAATAATAGGTGAAGACAGGGCTCAGGCATGGGTTGATCTTCTCACGAAGCGTGGCTTCTCTTACAAAGGAGAAAATGTTGTGTATAAAACTGGACAGCCCATGGGTGTTTTAACATCCTGGTCTGTCTTTGCTTTAACACACCATGCCATCATCGAATACTGTGCATATCAAGAAAGGTTAACAACCTTTCGAGATTACGTAGTACTAGGTGATGACGTGGCCATCTTCAACAAGAAGGTTGCCAAGAGGTATCTCAAACTACTTGATCAACTAAGGGTACCCGTATCCTTAGCTAAATCATTCATTTGAGAACCTGGTGATACCTTCCCTCCGAGTGGAGAAATCGCAAAGCGACTAATCTACAAGGAAGAAGAGGTAACACCTATCCCGTATGAATTAAGTAAGTCGTTCATAAACCACCCCTTAGGGGGAGTTCTTGAACTAAGACTGTTCTTAAATCAATCGGGAGTAGGAATTTCAGAAAGCGGCTGAGAAACCCTTTCACGTCTCTGTCGCAAACGCGACAGGAAGTGATTTAACTTAATTGCCACAGCACCCTTAGGGCTTATTGGCCCTACCATTGGTATCTCTGCTCCCATAAGGGAGGTAGAAGATGGTCCTTGGCGTGGAATTGATATAAATCAATTTCACAAAGTGTTGTGTGAGACCTTGATAGAGAGTCTCAGCAAGAAAGTTGATTCGATAAGTGATATAATCCAGAATGTCTTCAATAAGGGCTATTTTGCCCTTACTGAAGACTCATCCTGGAAGAATACCAAATATCGAATGGGTAGTCCTATTTCTCTTTCGGACTTAGGTTTTGGCCCTTACAGTACAGATGAATCACAACATCCACTAATTGGAGTTATCAATTCCAAAATGGTGGATCTCCAGAAGACCTTAAATCTTATTAAAGAATTAAGGAAAACTGGGTCAGATTCAACTATACTGTGAGAGGATGTATACAAAGTCGACTTCAACTTAAATGAGACATTTGTCCCAAGAAAGAGGAAGCGACTTCGTATGCAGACCAACATGATCATCAAGACATGGAAGAAATTCCATGAATTGGTGAAACTCTAGATTGATAACCTAGAGGGGACATGTTGTGATAGGGTAGCTTTTCCATTGCTACCATGTCAGACTGGTGGGGGGGTTAATTCCCACCAGGCGTCTCCAATTCCTTTCAAC